CATACAGCCTTTCAATATCTTCCATAATTGCATCAGGAATATGAGGAATAAATACAGCCATTATTTTTCCACCAACTTTGCTTGTATTTCTAATTCGGTATTTGCTTCATCAACATTATTGAGATATTGGATAGTATATGTTTTGCCACGAAACTCAATTATCATATCTCTGTTTATTTCAAAATTTGGGTACCTAATAGTAAAATTCGTTAATGCTTTTTCAAAATCACTATTATTAGCAATTAGAGTAAATCCTTTAGTAGTTTTTATATGAGCATATGTGGTGATGACTGGTTTAGTTTCCATTGATTGGAATCCTTGTTCATCATCAACAACCTTAGTCTGGTATATTTTAATCTTTTTGTTGTATTTCCCAGCGTTAATCATAATAAATTCACCGAATGAAGCCCTAAAATTGATTCGATAACACGATTAAGATTCTTGCTGTCAACATAAAGAGTCCTGTTATCCCACATATCTTGGCAAAGTATTAATACAACTATCACAAAATCTCGATAGTTGTCTAATTCTTCAATAGATCTACCTGTATAATTACTAATAAATGATTTTGAAACATTAATCAAAGTATTAAGAGTATTCATTTCGTTATTGTCTATTTCTACAAGGCGCAAATAATCAGCAACATCTTGATAAGTGATGTCACTAACTTTACTTATTTCATTCATGTTGCCCTCCTTTTGGAGCTATTTTCACAACATTTATTCCTGTATTGCTTGAATTTTATCTGCCCAATTTGACCATACACTTGCAGCTTTGTAAGTGCCTACTGATTCAGCTGGGACATAAATTGTTGGTACAGTTCCATTTATAAATACAGCATTCCCTGCAGAAGGGGGTGTTGTACTTAACATTGTTAAACTTGATAAGCCTGTACAAGAATTAAACACAGTATCACCAATGCTTGTATTGCCCTTTATTGTAACGTTTTCTAAATTTGTACAAAAAGAAAAAGCACTGTCATTAATGCTTGTTATCTCACTTGGTATCGTGACACTTGTTAAACTTTGGCACCATTCAAAAGCACACTTACCAATACTGGTAATTCCTGAGAGCATCTTTTCAGTAACCACAGTAATACTTCGATCTACTAATGATTCAAAGTCGTCAACATCCACATCTACATACGCATATTGAGTAACATCAATAATGCTATCTTTTGTTATTGAAATAGATCCCGATGGACTTACGAGTGTATATTCCTCAGCAAGACCATCTGAAATTAAATCATTTCCCAATTCGCTTGATACCTCAGCAACCGCACCATGAGCAATAGAAGTAAGTTTTCCAGAATCATCACGAATTGTTATTGCTTTCAATGCTCTAATCTTCACTCTTTTTCCTGCCCCCTTTTTTTGTTTTCGTCTCTTTACGTTCGTCAATTTTTTTAATTTTGGTTTCTTTTAGTTCTTCAATATACCCTGCCTTTAATAAATCACTAGCAATGGACTTATCAGTAATTTCCCTTGATTCGCCCATTGCCATGCATATCTTGCCACTAAAAGAAACTAGAGCTCTGTATTTCATCATTAAGCACTCGCCATTTTCATTACTGCTAGTTGTTGTTCATCAATGACTTTAGAATCAAATTCTAACCATCCAATCACTCCGTATGCATGTTCATCTGCATAACGTTCTCTCAACACTTCAATGTTTATATTCTCATTGAATTTAGTTGCAAGACCACGCATATCTCCATAGTATATCACTCTATTACCAGCTGCTATATTTGGCATATTATCAGAGACATATACAGGTTTGCCAAGCAAAGAAGTGCCGAATGGAGTAGAAATATCATCATTAAGCAAATAGTATCCAGTATTAGATTTAAGCAAACGAAGAGCAGTTCTAGTTGAGGGCGACATAATCCAAATAGCATTATTCTGGAACATATCTTTAATAGAATCATGCAATTTTACAACTTCATCAGCAGTAATTGCAGTCTGGCTTGCAGCGGTTATTCCGTTTGTCAACGTAGAAAGACCACTTACTTTATTTTGAGTACCATTAAGTAATTCCCCTTCAATCCATCTACTAATTTGATATGCCATTTCATCTACTACGAATCCAACAATATCGAAATTGACATTGTTAATAAGTGAGCGTGATATTTTAGTTAAACAACCAGCCAAAAATCCTGTAAGTGTTACAGTATCGAACGAACCAGAAGATGATGTCAAAGGAGAAAACTCACTTTGATATGCAACATTTATCTTATTAGAATCTGCTGGATAAAAAGGGACTTCTAAATTCCCTTTGACATTAAATTTTTGTGATCTTTCAAGGATTGGGCAAATATCATAAACTTTTTTAATAATATAATTCACGATAGTTGTTGGGATTAATGCTCCACCTGCACCAGCTGTTGGTGATGATGGATTATATGGAGTTGGAGTCAATTCTCCTGCTCTCTCATGGACTACATAACCCCTTATAAAATTTTCAAATGCTTCTCTTTCCTGGATCTCAATAGCTCTGGTTTCTTCTACTTCTTTTGTTGTTTCTTTTTCCATAACTTGTTCCCCCTCTTCTTTTCTTCCCATACGGTCTAATTCGTCAATATCATCGACAAGTTCAAGATGCCTTACAATTCGACGAACATTGTCTCTGATTTCTGCGATTTCAGCAGCCTCTGCTTCTGTGAGTTCTCTTTTTTCTGTTTTAGCAGTATTAATTACTTCTTCTGCTCTGGTTATTAAGTCGTTCTTTTTTTCAATTAATTCTTTCATTTAGATTTCTCCTTTCATTTCTTTAATTAAATTTTCATATTTTGAATAATCAATTGGTTTTGGTTGTTCTTTTGGCTCCTCTTTAGGAGCTGATTTAGGATCTTCTCTGATTTCAATCTCAGTTACAAAAGGCTCTCCATGATACTGAAACTCTTCATCTGACCGAACAGCCAAAAGAGTGCCATCATATGCTGGAGTTTTCGTTCTGTCCAGGATTGAAACTTCGAAGAGATCGAGGTCTTTTACATCACGAGTTGGCATTCCGTTTTCTACAGAATTATTCACTTCGCGATCTTTAAATCCAAAACTCCATCCAACTAATGATCCGTTCCTTGCTTTTTCTACAACCTCTTGGTCATTAATTGTTGCTCTTGCATGAAGGCCAATATTATCTTCTTTCAATTCAAGATTACCGTCTTTTGTTCCTCCTAAATCTCGTTCCCAGTTATGATTTAAAAGAAGACGAATATTGTCATTACGATTAATTGCTTTTTTGAATGCTCCTTTACAGATCCTCTCAACGAATCTGCCAATTCTTGACATTAATGGTTTACTTTTTCTTTCGATACTGTTCACGTATCCTTCAATTTCTACAGAATCTTCTCTTACTCTGACTATCACAACTTCATCACCACCTTTCAAAGTAAAATAAAAAAAGACACCTAAAAAGTGTCTCTTTGTAATTTATTCAGTTTTTTTGTAGAATCTCGTAAGCGTGATTCGTAAGCACGGGTTTATCGCTTTTTCGTTTATCTAAACGAGAAAAGAGGTGATAAACTATGTTTTTGGAATTGATCCAAACTATTATTTTTTTAATTTCTTTGATTATTCAAATCTTAGAATACAAGAAAAATAACCGTGCTACCAACACGGTCATTATAATTGTCTTTTTAGATTAGTTATAAACCCGTGCAACGAGTTACGCTATTATTATATTCACCGCAAATAAAAAGTCAATTACCCACTTGGTATAGCTTGGATTTTCGATGCATAATTAGACCATGTAGTGGCTGATTTATAAGCATCAACTGAGTTAGCAGGTACATAAATCGTTAATTTATCTACAGGACAATTAAACATATAAGTATTAGCAGTTGGTGGGACTGTGCTCAATACCGTCAAACTTTCCCAATTACCTGAATAATTTTGGAAAGCATATGCTCCAATACTTGTGATACTATCAGGTAATACCAAAGTTATTAGTAACCTACAATCAGAAAAAAGGCTACTTGGAATAGTTGAAATATTATTTGACAATGTTACATTTGCGAGTCCCGAACAACCATAAAAAGCACTACTGCCGATACTTGTAACACTATTTGGAATTTCTATACTTGTTAATTTTTGACAATTATAAAAAACACCATCGCCAATACTTGTAACAGTATTCGGGATTTCTATATTTATTAAATTTTTGCAACCACTAAAAATACCGTTGTCAATAATTGTAACACTACTTGGTATTGTTATACTTGTTAAGTTTTGACAATTAACAAAAGCATATTTACCAATACTTGTAACACCACTTAGCATTATTATGTTTGTTAAATTTGTACAATCAGCAAAAGCACGCTCGCCAATAGTTGTAACACTACTTGGTATTGTTATACTTGTTAAATTTTGACAATTATTAAAAGCATAATTACCAATAGTTGTAACACTACTTGGTATTGTTATACTTGTTAAATTTTGACAATTAGCAAAAGCATAATTGCCAATACTTGTAACACTATTTGGGATTTCTATACTTGTTAAACTTGATAAATAATAAAAAGCATAGTTTCTGATACTAGTAACACCTTGTAACATATCCGCTGTAACTTCAATTATGCTCCCATCAACAAGTGATTTAAAAGCAGCATTACTATCCCCGCCACCGCCTCCGCTTAATTTTTGTGCCAGCAGTTGGTTATAAAAATCCATTTACTCACCACCAATCTTAGACCACGTTTCACCGTCAAAGTAATAAAAGTCTCCAGTATCAAGCTCTAAAAACAAAGAATTTACAGCACAATTTGTGGGTTTTGTGTCTGTTGATAATCCTTTATAATCATTTTCATTTCCTTGTTGGCAATTATTAAGAGTAATCATGTGTTTCTCCTTTCAAAAGTGGCTCTTTTTGCAATATATTTAGTTTTTTTGTAGAATTTCGCAAGCGTGATTTGGAAGCGCGGCTTTATTACTTCTGTTTATTCTTTCTTATAATGAGAAAGGAGAGATCATTTATGCTTCGATTGATTTTATAAATTTTAAAA